CAGTTTACCATGAAGTTTCTAACCCAGCTATCAGTTCGATAAAGTTTAACTATCGCATCATCAGGATCATCAATCATTTCCCTCATCCATTCAGGATTATCCTTTTCTAGTTCTTGATCGCTTGTTGTAGATAAACGCATGTATTGCCTTTCGGACGTTATCATCAGGCACAACTACCTTAAGTCTAGTAAGAAGTAAGTTATGCTTTAGAATTTTTCTTTTCTTAGAAGACTTAGATTCTACAGCGAAAGTTTCATCAAAAATTAATCTTTGGACAATTATAGAAACCTCAGGCCTTGCTAAGGTTTCTGAGACTTCCTTATAAAATTGTCTATTCTTTTTAAGCGATGAAGCTGACTCTTTGGCTCTTAAAAGACACATGGGTATCAGTAAGGTTAGTCCAACCATGATGCTGATAATAAGCGCTAAAGTCATCTTCTATACCTATGCGAGTGTTAGTATTCACACCCATAAGTATTTTAAAGATATAGAAAAGACTATAGCTGGCTTTTTACACTTTCAGGTACACAGTCTGGACATACAAGATTCACAGGCCCATCATCGTATACGGCTATCTTCCATTCTAGACACGCGGAGTCACCTTTTATAAACGGCTTATCGCATTCGTCACAAGACTTAGGCATTTTGTTTAGCTTATTTGAAACGGCGCCCATTGCCTTTTTTGACTCTTTCTTTCTTTTGCGATCAGCAGCTCTTTTTATACTTCTGCTTGTTGCCATCATAGCCTCCTCTATTTATACTAGCTGTTGTTTAACGCCTCAATAAGTTCAGCCTTTTTAAGCTTATAGTACCCCTTCACGCCCTTTTCTTTTGCTAAGGCCTTAAGTTCTGCCACTCTCATGCTGCTGTGATCTGGCGAGGCCTCTGGCGTCTCTACACCAGAAGTTTCTTTTGCATTTTCTCCAAAGCCACACATAGTCTTTATCTTAGTAAACCAATTCATAACTTAAATTTAACTCCTTAAGTTGTTACACAATTCTAAAAGCATTTAACGATTTGTTCAAAAAAAATGTGGAGCGGGAAACGGGACTCGAACCCGCGACATCCACGTTGGCAACGTGGTGCTCTACCAACTGAGCTATTCCCGCGCACATTTAATAGTTACCCCAGCCGCAATCACAAGGTGTACAGCCACATGCTATACAAGGATCATCATCTGGTTCTGTTTTACGGCGTAAAAGATTAAAGCTTGCTGCTAAAATTATCGATTGTCTCATGTTTCTTTTCCTATGCAGCATTAGATTGCTCTAACAAAAAATCTTGCTTGTATTTCATAAGAGCTAGCTCTTTCTTTTTACACTCTAGCACAACATCAACATCTTCGTCGTAATACTCGAATGGAGTATAATACCAGTCTGAATGTGCAACCCGACTCACTGTTTCATCTTCATAATTTTTACGACTGTTTGAATGGTGACACTGCTGCTTGGCACCTCTGTCATGCCACGTTTGCCGTGCAAGATAAAACGCATCGTGATAATCTAGATCTTGTGGACCAAGATCGTGGTGGTGGCTATCGAACACAACAGGCACACCAACCTTGTTAGATACACCTTCTACCAGCATCTTTGTAGAATACAAGTTAGCCTTGTCATCGTTTTCGACAGTAAGCCTTGCTTGCGCCCCGGGGGACAACCGAAGAAAGTTTTTACAAAAGCGAGCTAGAGCTTTGTCATGCTCGCCATAAGCGCCACCAACGTGAATATTGATTTTAGCCATAGGAGAAGTAGGAAGACCCATTAGATCCATTTGCGCAGAGTGATCATTTAGTTCTTTGATTGTTTTTAGCACAACACTTTCATTAGGCGAAGCAAGAACGTTGAATGGGCCAGGGTGAAAACTTAGACGCTGACCTGCATCCATAGCAATCTTGCCTGCTTGAGCCATGACATCAGCGATTTGATCGATGTCTGGTAAATCAAACATATCATACTCTGAAAACCACGGGAATAAGCAAGATGTCATACGGTACACCTTGACATCGTTTGCATTGTTCCATTCGATTACGCGCTTTAGACCTTTGACGTTGATAAGCGCTAGCTCGCTAGCGTATTCGATGCCTTTAGCCTTGAAAGTACGTTTGATCATACCACGGTTGCATTGAACTTTTTCATTTTTTTGAAGCGTCATGTTGATACATGCATAGCCAAGTTGAATAGTCATAAGTCTCCTTTTTTTATAATAAGATCTTGATTAAAGGTTTACAAATGTTGTTAAGCAAAAAACGTAACTAAAGGCTTAACGAGTATAAAGTAGACTGCGCCAACCCAGAGTAGCCAGATTAAGCCAATCGCAAAAACGTATCCTGCGAACAAAGCAAATAAGTCCCTAAACTGTGCGCCAAAAAGCCACAAGATAGAAAATAGCGTTAGCACTATCATTATAAATGACATTATAGCTTATCCGAAATGTTGTGGTTTTCTGCTTCAAAGTCACGAAGATATTGCATAAGGTCCATAGCTGGACCTAAAGCGCCAAGAGGTAAAGTATCTAGTCCATTAAGCAAACGAAGCTGTAGTCCATCAAGATCACATTCAATATCAGCGTCTTCTCCGATATCAAGAACGATCTTTTTAATACGAGGAAAAGTTGACAGCACTGCGCAAGGTCTGATTGCGGGGTCTAGCGTTCTAGTTTCGTATTCTAGCGCGTGCTTAGCTTCCCTTAGCCCAATTTTCTCCATTGCTGCACCATCGACGTAAGCTACCCCACTCGACCGAATAAGTTTAATCGCAGCAATCTTTCGATTATCAGCGTGCAGAGACTTTACTTCCTGCATTTTTCTGGCGTTAATTCGAATGACTACGGGTGAAGACATACCTGTTTCTCTCTACTAGTTGTGGGCTTGGGCTATTCCTTCCCCACCTTATGAATATATTATACCATAAGTGTGGTAGGCTTTGCACGATTATCTAAATTTTAAGCTGGTTTAAAACCAAACTGTCTTTCACAGTCACAGCCGACGCATCTACAAACCTGACAATATGACTCAATAAAGGAAAGCTTCGCATCTCTAGAAAGTTGCTTAAATGAATACTCTGCTTTTTGAGCCTCAGATCTATTAGCAAATATAAGGGCAGTCTCTAGTTTGACAGGACGTCTAGAGCGAGTATATTTTGCTCCACGACTTGAACCGTTATGTTCTTTGATCCTTCTAGAAACGTTAGTGGTAACACCCGTGTACAGCGTACCATCGCTACAACTAACTACATACATCCACCACAGCTTTTCGCTCATGTTGGTCCCTTAACTAAGATTCAGAAATCTTTTCAAACTTAACATCAGAAACAGACTGCTTTGCATTGTTCCATGCCGGCTTGGTATTCCATGCCTTGCTATAAGCTTCTGCGTCTTTATTGTTTTTAAACTTTAAAATATGAAGAGGAGCGCTAGCTTCAGCGCCGCCAACGAAGCCCCTGATTACAGGTGTGTTATCCCCACCCCGGTCTTCTACGCAGTCTGGACATTCATTTATATAACCACCGGCTTCTTTCTTTGCCTGAGACTTTATGTTAAACTCACATCCGCAATGCTTACATTCTTTAATCATAATTTATCCTTGTTAAGATTTACTGCAGATAGATTATAAAAGAATATTGGATTTGTACAAACAAAAGAGGAGGAGCTTTCGCTCCTCCCCTCCCCCGTTCGACTGTGACTAAGCTTTACGTGATGTCAATCGATAGTGGCTCAGCATCAGGCCTGCGTGGAACTACAACCGACAATAAGCCGTCCTTAAATGTAGCCGCAGACTTGGAGAGATCCAAATCGTCATTATAATTGACATACGTTTTCTTAAAGCTTCGTCTAGCGATGCGCCGCTCTGTTTTACCTTCATCCGTAGATGAGGTGGCAGCTACAGTAAGGCTACGCTCTTCTGGCTTTACATCAACTGTAAGCTCATCACGGGAAAAGCCCGCCAGCGCAAATTCCATTACTGTATTTCCGTCTTCATCACTATAGATATCAGTCACGGGGTAACCTGTGGTTGATTGCTTAACGTACGTTGGCACGTCAGTAAAAAAAC